AATTCAATATCATTAATGTTTCTAATTTTATAGAATTTCCCATTACTTCATATAGTAATATTGGATATCGACCTGGTTTTACCTCTAGTAGTTGATTAGGTGTATCAACTGAATTTAGAAGTTTAATCAGATCATTTTCAAATATATAGGACAAACTTTGTTGTGTTTTTGTCCAATCTCTATAATATTCTTCACCTTCAGGACCAGTCATATCACCAATCCATTTTGCATTATCATTAACGAAATTGGCTACCATATAATTTCTCATTTCATTTATATCATATTTTCTTGATAATTTATGAAAACTATATCTATCTTTTCTTCTCATGAAAACATCTTTGGTAATTTTTGTTTTACCATGATATTTAAAGAAGTCATATGATTTGCTAGTGAAATGAAATTTTAAGGCCATATACATCTGAAATGTATCATAACCGTTATTTAGTTCGATCATATTGGTAGGCAGGACTCTCGTTTAATCAAATTTAATAATATAGATTGTTCTCTGATTTTATCTTTTAAAGATTGTGATATCAATGATGATGCAACTTCAAATTCTAAACCAGTTTGTTCGCAATGATGGCAAATAGAATCCAATAAATCTATTCGTTCATCAATTGCGGTTTGTTCAATCATTCTTGAAAACGCAAGAATTTCATCTTCCTGAGGCATCTTTATAATCCTGTAATAATTTAATCAAATCATCAATTTCATTTTTATTCAGTATAAATTCTGAATAGTATATATTATAAATTTCAGAGTCGGCAATTGTTAATTGTTCACATTGTGTTAATTTGATACAATCTCCACGATCTGTAATTTCCATCATTTCACGCATTCACCTTTAATGCTTTATAGAAGTAATGATTACCAATTTTAACACTATGCTTTGGTCGTTTTGGATAGTTATGTTTAAAGGAATCAAACGAATCTTTATTACCAATAGGATTAGGTAACCGACCAAATAATAAATCTTTGGCGAGCTTATGGAATTCTTCTTTATCTTCCTTAGGTATACGTTTTTGTGTATACTGCTGGTGTACCACTTTACATGGTTGTTGATGAAGAATATTCTTTGACCTATTCAAAATTGTATGACCAACAGCTAGTTGACCAGTTAAAGGTTCACCTCTTGCCTCTGAATATAATGTTTCAGCGACACATGAAATTTGCTTCATGTTTGATAATGTAATTATATCGGTATGGGTTTTGGATATAATGTTCTTTTTGTGTGTTTCCGCTTGTATATTTAAAGATACAAACATTACTACGCATAGGAGCATAAATTGTTTTGCTCGCATGTGGTTCTCCTTTATTAGTTACAAAATAACAAAATGTGTTATCTTGTTTCCCATATCAGTGCAACTCATTGCTATTTTGATTTATTTGGGATAATGATATAAGTGTACTATAGGCCTCTCCTTTTATTTGTCTGTTTAATTATTTATAAGGTATATTATATCACAAATATACCTTATTGTCAAGCATTATTTGCACCAAGATGCTTTCTTTTCACCAAAATAAGGTCTAGCATAACCTTGTTTGATTAGTTCTTCCGATAAACTTTTACCATCAAGTAATACATCACCAAGAACTCTACCACCAAACTTATCCCATTTTATCAACGAGACTTGTTTTTTCTTACTGTTCATAACCAATTGTTTGGTGAATTTCGTTGCAGCTGCACCTAATGCAGCTTCCTCGGCGCATTTTGCTCTAGCGCCCTTTTCAGGAGTATCTACACCAAAAACACGAACCGACAATACTGGTTTCAATGGTGCTGGTAAAAATGGTGCTTTAAATTCTACAGTATCACCATCAATGACTCGTGTAATAGGATAGTCATAAATCTCCGCATGGGCGACCGTAGATATCAATAACAACAATAATAATTTATACATTTTGATTCCTGTAATATTTAATAGATTCTAATAAACCATCCATATGTTCTTTGGTCTTACCATGAAACACCAATGGTTCATCATCCTGTACTGCCATAATAATCACAGAATTAAATATAGAAATACCCAACATTTCCCGGATCATTATTGCATAAGCTGTTGTTTGTAAAAAGTAATCCCCAATATCTTCAATCTTTTTTGGTTGTTTACTGGTTTTAAAATCTATAATGGATAATACTCCGTTATAATGACCCACACAATCGACTCGTCCAGCCATACCTAATGTCTTGGAATAGAGTGCCTGTTCTTGGTACCAGATATCATTAATGTTATTCAAAATTGGTTTGATGCTACGAAACATCTCAACAGCATCAGGCATCATTGTACCTAATGGTTCATTGTTTAAATATCTCTCACATAAGGTATGAACATTGGTGCCACGATTACAAGAAATTTGACAAACACGATTGGATTCTTCTTCACCAACTCTATTTTTCCAATCAATAATCCCTTGTTTTGGTTTAGCACCAATAACAGTAGTAACCGATGGAACTGCTGAACCATCTGGTAAAGTATAAAACCTTTTACCAGATGGATGTGTAACAGAGCTCAAATCCTGTAATTCAACAGGAGGACAATAACGAAAAGACATGATTAATAACCTAAAGTTTCCTTAGCAATGATATATTGTTTTACCAGACTTGATCTAACAATATCTTCACTAGTAAAGTGTATACGACAAAATTCATCCATGCTATTAGCAATTTGGATAAAGATAGGCATACCTGTTACTTCGTTTGATTTCTTCAATAGATCATTTTGCCCAGTATCACCAACAAACATAATTTTTGATTGATGTCCGATGCGGGTAACAACGGTATCTAATTCTTGAAACGTACAGTTTTGACATTCATCTAAAATAACAACAGAATTATCAAAAGACATACCTCGCATTGCTGTGGTTGTTGTGAACTCAATATAACCTTGTTCTTTTAATCTCTGATACGCATCTTTCTTACCGAATAATGTGGCACAGATTTGAACATATGGTTCTTCATATAGAGATGTTTTTTCTTCTAATGATCCTTTTAGAAAACCTACATCCCGTGTTTGTACTGCAGAACGAACGATAAGAACTTGATTAAAAGAATTGCTTTTATCCATTACTTCTTCTAATGCCTTGTATAATGCAATGAACGATTTACCTGTTCCTGCACTACCCGACAACATCATGAAATATTCACCTACTTTATAAGAATTAAAGAATAATGCTTGATTTTCGGTTAGTGGAGCAAATGTTTTTAAATCTTCTATACGCATTTTAAGACGATTTGACTGTATTCCTTGGACTACTCTATCATTAGTTGGTTGGTGATATTTTGACGTTTCTTCAAAATGTGTATCAACGAGCTTGGATGACGGTTTGCGAGCCATAAATTTCCTTAAGTGATTAATGGGAGTTGTGTCGAATTACCAACACAACCTTATATAGTTTGATTAATATGTCAATCTATCAATTTCTATTTTATTTTCCTGCCACTGCATTTCGAAATATTTTAACTCTCGTTCATGATCTCTCTTAACCATAGCGAAATCAAATTCACTTCGTTTAATCAAATCTTCTAAACTTTCTTGGTCTAATTTTAATCTTTCTAATTCAAACATCATATTTACCTACCATTCTCTTGAGCAAACTGTTTTATGACCATCTTTGATGGTGTTTTCACCAACATTTTCTTTCATCCTCCCAATAACGTACTTTTCGAAGGATGAATCTGCCTTCTTGGTACCAGGAACACTCATCCTCATGGCATCCGATAACACTGGCAGATTACCTCCAGTAAAATACATTTCCAAATGTGGATTGTTCTCTTTGAAATCATCCAATTTAGTATATGACATTGAATACTCTTTTACTTCTCCAGTATTTTTGTTTATAAAATCGTAATTAGCCATTTTAATCTCTATTTAAAAAATTATCAATGATTGTTGGTAATCTTTCATATCTAGTACCTTCAACCACAAATGTTGAATGTTGATGACCATCCATACCCAATTGTTTACCTACATCTGTGATTTTTTTATTCAATCCAGATTTGCGGACCATATGATGTGCTAATTTCTTATGTACTTCATGTTGGTCATCATTCCCAGATGATATTTTAATCTTATGTCCCTTTGATAAATGTTTTTGTGCATCATCGTGTATAATTTTTACAGTATGCATCAAAGACTTTCTATCAACAGGTGCACTTTCTCCAGGATCGGTATTTCTATGGTGTATATGATATTCTATTTCTTTGTTAGGATTCATCAACTTAACCACTGCATGTCCGTGGTGTTTCATATGATCTGAATGCAATACGTTAGTATGTCCAGTATATAAACGACCATGAGAATTATTATTTATTTCATTCTCAAAATCTTTATCATGATGTACTTCAAATTCAGAGTCTAATGATTCTACTAGAAAATCAAAATCATAAAACGACAACATAAAAATACCCCTAAGCTCTATTAAACTGTATCAACAACTCTTGCTGGTCTTCCAGGTTTCTTTTTAACAACTTCTTCGATGGTTTCTGCAAACGATATGTTTTCCGTTTTTCCGGTTAACGATTCAATTCGTTTAGCAATATCATCAGATGAAACTGTCTGAACAACAAATTGCTGAAATTCGCTATATTCATTTTTAACATTCATTGCCAATCGTGCTGGATCAATCATTGGATCTTTTTGGAAAAACAATGCACAACCCCCTGTAACCAATGGTGCGATTTCTATAATTTTCTCCAAATCAATAATAACCCTACATCCTTTTTCTACACTATCTACTTCTACAAATAACATTAACCTCTCCCGATATAATAAAATAATTGAATTTTTAAACTTTCTACAAATGTATATAGTTGACCATAAAACACATATATCAACAAATAAGAAATGATTGATAGAAATGCCAATATAAACATCGTCTTAATCGATTCTTCTTTGTAATATGCAATTTCTAATTCAATCATATCACCTTGCGCTTCCAACATAGGGTTATCATCACCCATTGTTAATAAGTCCTTTCGTAAAGCAGCTAATCGTTTCTTAGCATACCAATAATAATAGATATTTTTCACCAATATTTCTCTGTCAATTCAAAGGACTTTTCCTTTAAAGTTTTTTGTTTAAATGATTTTCTAGGATTCATGCACATAATACAATCAGGATCACCACAATTCATTGCTTTGGTTTTAGCATATCTATGACCATCAACTTCAGGTACATTATGACACTTTGCTATTTTTTGCTGTTTCTTGATAAAGTTGTCGGTTTCTGATCTGCGTTTTGATCGTCTGTTTTCTGTAATATCATCCATATATAATTCTTTCATGATCTTCTCAGTTTAAATCCCAATCGATTGACAATTTTCCCATATATTGATAATCTTCCAATGAATCTTCTATATCTTTTTTAGCCATGGATGGTGCAATAAAAACATAATCTTCATGATCACCTTCTTTAGGTGATAACATTTCATTAAGATATTCTAATGCATCTTCAGCAAGGGTAAAGGTCTTCACACCTTTATTATTATATAGATTTGGTTTACAGGTATATTTTAACATTTTTCGTAAGTTCGTGTTTTTGGGTTATAAAGTTGACCCTTTTTAGGGTCATAATAATAGACAATTCCGTCTTGTCGAATTGGTCCGAGATATCCTTCTCGGTGTGTATATCCATCTAAATTAATACTAGGTTCAACAGCTATTGGTTTAAACTGAAGTTGCATTTTCGTCCTATTTTATAGAAGTTAATAATACCACATCCGCATTGATTCTCCCGTTTAATGGTGTAGCGACAGAATTGATATCAGACATGACCTTTTTTAATACAGTTTTCTTACCTTTAATCACCAATGGAATAACATCCAATGGTTTTCTCACAGTTTTATGTATAGATAAGTCCACACTGAAATTTTCAATGGTAGACCCCTTAATACTTAAACCTGACGCATCATTGGAAATATAAACACCAAGTTTTCTGGTTTTGGTATTGAACACCCAAAGATTTTGACAACCGATAATACTTTCTGGTTTAATCGAAACAATTTTATATTCAGGATCTTCTTTTTTATAATTTAATTTCAAAACTTTTTTAGATACAGGTACAACTTTTTTCTTGCGGGGTGTTTTGGTAACCTTTGAGTTTGATGTAAATCCAACACAATCAGATAAGATCAATTGTAAAAACTGATTTAGTTTCTTCAATTCAGTTTTGGTGTAATTGGAATATCCTTCAACCAATTGTTCATCCTGACCAAGCATTGCTTCTTTTACTTCAAGACTTAATGGTTTAAAATGTTCACTGATTTGTTTTACATGAACAGATTTACATGCTTGTGTGGTAAGATATTCATACACCTTCATTGAATAATCTCTAGCATCAATTTTATCTTCAATTTCGTTAATGATATTGGTACATTGATTATAAACTTTATCTTGTATGGATTCTTTAACCTTAATAGGCTTATCAAATTCGACAGATTTAATCACCACTTCTCGTTGGGTGGACAATTCAACTATTCTTGAATTAACCCAATCCAACTGTTCTAGTGATGCTTGATATCCACGGGAAATCATTCTAAGTACATAACCAAGATTTTTGATTTCCCATTCAGTTGCTGTGGATATTTTATTTATAACTTTTAAATCAAATTTATTTTGTTTTAGGTAACTAATTGTGTATGTTTTCGAATCTTTGTATGATTTTATATTGGAGTACCAGTTCAGGGCTCTAACAAAACCACACACATCTTTTTGTGTAAAGTCTGGTTCTGGACCACCTTGGAGTGCGTCTAATGCTCGACCTTTAAGTTTCTCCACTTTTTCCATATTAATTCTCGATAATTTCTACTGCGGTAACAGAATCAACTCTAAATGAACGATATCCATCATTTTCAATATCCCAAACCACAACCACATTTTCATTAGTTGCTTTTCTGGCCTGAGTCTCGACAATGGTTTCTACTCCAACACCACCTGGATCCATTTCCTTTTTAGGGACAATTGATTCCATTAGTGTACCCTTAAGTGTTCTAACATCACCATTAACTTTTGTGAAAGTAATATTAGCAACATTATTATGTAGTAAATTTATTAATTCTAGTTTATTCATTTCTTCACCTATTGAGGGGACAGATTTCTTACCGAATATTCTATCCCAATTATCATCATATCGTTGTTTATCGGTGGGTCTAGTATTAGAACCCTTACCGCCATGCCATGTGGTCATCTATTGTTTCCTATATAACTCCTACGAAAACCTCATCCAATAATTCGTCTGTAATGATGGTGGTTTCGTCTAGTGTTTGTTCGTTGGACATTTTAGCATATAAATCTAAAAAACCCGATTTAGTTTCATCATCAAAACGATTGGTACATAATGTGATTGCTTTCATTTTATCTTTAAAGATGTTATATGATTTAGCAATATGTACTAATCGTCTGGTACTTATAAGTTCATCAATCGCACCTTCCATATAAGTTTTTCTGATAACATCTGCCCATTTAACCAAGTCATCAATAAACTCTACATCTTTGATTAATGGAGTAAGAATTTTCTTTTCGGTTTTTGCATCAGGAAATTCTTGTTCAACAGTAATAACAAAACGTTCAAGAAAAGCACTATCTAATATTTGCGATAGATAATTACCATCTTCTGAACCTTTACCTTTTGTATTTGCTGTAGCTATGATGGTAAAACCAGATTTTGGATGAATAATTTCACCAGTTTTCTTGTTATAATGGACGTTGCCTTCAAGTATACCTTGTAGACACATCAACTTGGAACCGTTACCACGGTCGACTTCATCGATAAGTAATACTGCACCTCGTTTCATTGCGGTAAGAACAGGACCATCACGAAACACCACATTACCATCGATTAATGTATTACCACCCAATAGATCGGATTCATCAGTTTCAATACTAATATTAACACGGATACATTCCCGTTTTAATTGAGCACAAACTTGTTCTGCCATTAATGTTTTACCGTTACCAGATAGACCAGTAATGAATACCGGATAGAATTCTTTGGATTTGATTACAGTAACTAAATCTTTATGAAAACCAAATGGCACATAATCGGCATATGGTTCAGGAATTGATGGAGTGGATTCATCAAACATTTTAGGTTGACGAAAATGAACTACTTGTGCTGACATATCCATAGATGTCTGAATTGGTTGTTCAACTGGAATAACAACATCTGTAGGTGTTGAAATGTCACCATCGATTGTTGGTATTTTATATTGACCACGACCAATTCTATATTTCGTTTTGGATACCATCCACCAAGGATACGAAACACCAATTGTTTCAACGACATGATCAATTTCTTCACGGGTTACGGTAGCATTAACACCATATAATGATTGTGCAGCTATAATGAATTCTTTATTTTTTGTGGTAATAGTCATAATATATCTCGTTGTTTTCAAAGTTATGAGTTAGTATATCATAATTTGGAGTATTGTCAATCAATTTCTCCACAATATATTCGAATAACATCATCCACAAGATGTTTTGAAATATTCAAATATTCTGATATGGCTTTTGATGATATACCCGAAGCATACAAATCTTCTATCTGTGCGATTATTTCTGACATGTGTGACATTATTTTATATCCTTAGCTAAATCGGCAGTTTCTTTATCTTCTCTTATTTCCAAGAATACGGGAAGAAATAATGATTCGCCACCATTTACATTTGTTATTCTAGCATTATACTTTACAGCAACAATATCACCAATAATATCACTGGTAATAGTCCTTCTTTGTTCATCTGTGAAGCCAGAACCTACATTAACTTTAACAATCCCGTCATCAGATTCACATATCAAAGCACCTAACATTCCAGATATTCTACCTTCTCCTTCTTGAATACCTACTACTTTCAAATCACAATCTAATTCCGCCTTGAACTTAATTTGACCTTTTGAACGCGTGTTTCCCCATAATGATTTAGGATCTTTAAGAATAATACCTTCATGGCCATCAGCAAGATACTTTTGAAATATCTCTTGAGTTTGTTCTATCGAATGAACATCAAATGTTTCTACTAACTTAATTTTCATTGCTATAACAAATCTATCGACAAGATATTCC